ATACCCTAACCTATAGCGACGCGCAGGTGTTTAAGGGCAAGTATGTCGTGGAATCATTTGAAGCCAAAGAGGACGACGCTATACGCTTCGGTGCCGACTGGGGCTTTGCAAAGGACCCGAGCTGTCTAGTGCGGTGTTTTGCCCGTGACGGCGACCTATACATAGAACACGAAGCCTACGGCCACGGCATAGAGCTAACAGACCTAGCACCATTTTTCCGCAAAGTCCCGGGTGCCGAGCGTTGGAAAATATGGGCCGATAGCGCACGACCAGAAACAATTAGCTTTATGCGAAACCAAGGCTGGAACATAGAAGCAGCCCCCAAATGGTCCGGCAGTGTTGAGGACGGCATAGAGTTTATGCGCAGCTTTAGGCGCATTGTCATTCACCCCCGCTGCAAAAACGTCATAAACGAGTTCAATACCTACAGTTACAAGGTCGACAAAAAGACCGAGGAAATATTGCCAATCGTCATGGACGAAAAAAACCATACCATTGACGCAATACGCTATAGTCTGTCAAACTTAATCAAGCGCAAAGTTACAATTTATGATCCGGGGTTTTTCTAATGGAGACTAAAGAAATGACGGATATAACTATTAAATTTAGAATGCCAGACGACCGAGAGGATTTTCAAAGTGCCATAAAAGGCAGCGCGGCTATGGCAGCCCTAGAAACAATTGCTAACGATGTGTTTAGGCCGGCTCGCAAGCACGGCTATCCAGATCAAAAAATTCAAACCCTTGTGCATAATTTAGATATGCTAATTGAAAAATTAGCTTTACCCGATGAATGGCCAAAAAATGAATTTGGCTCTAAAATGAATGCTACGGAGTTGATAGGATTACTTGAGCAAAACTTTTACAATATCCTAAAAGAGTTTGATATCGACCCTTGGAGATAATATGCCGCGCAAACGTAAAGACAATAGTAACGACCTGAAACTAAATAGCCTTAACGACTTTATGAGCGGCTTTGCTGGGGGCGGTGACCAATTCTTTGGTGCGGAGTTGTCTAAAGCTAATACGCTTGCGTGGAATAACCGCTATAGCGCATTGACCCTAAACCGCTCGCTAGTGTCGACACTTTACCAAGAACATGGAATCGTGCAGGTCCTAGTCGATCAACCGGTTGACGACGCATTTCGTGGCGGCATTACCATTGTTAGCGAAGAACTTGACGAAACGGATTTAAAGGCGTTATATCGTTATATCGACGAAAATAATATTTTGCTTACCTACGCACAGGCTCTTAAATGGGCAAGGCTATACGGCGGGGGCGGAGTTATTATTAATTCCGGTCAAGCTACCGACAAGCCTTTAAACATTGACGCTATCAAAGAAACAACACCAATAGAATTCTATGCCGCCGACCGTTGGGAGTTATCCTATATGCCGGCAGGTATGGGACTAGACCAATTCCAAACCGAGGAACGCGAAGCGCCTTACAACTACTATGGCCACAGTCTGCATAAGACCCACGTCATAAAGCTAAATGGAAAGATCGCACCGTCTCTCATTCGCGGCCAGTTTGGCGGATGGGGCGTCTCGGAACTCGAGCGCCTCGTTCGTCCATACAATCAATTCCTAAAACACCAAGACGTTGTTTTTGAGTTGTTAGATGAAAGCAAAGTCGACGTGTTTAAAATTCAGGGCTTTAATAGCAGCATAGCAAGCCGTGACGGCGCCATGCTCACAAGTCGGCGCATTAACGTAGCCGCCAAAATAAAAAACTATCAAAACGCTTTAGTAGTCGACAAAGAAGACGACTATGAACAAAAGACCCTTTCCTTTGGCGGCCTATCTGAAATCCTCACACAGATTAGAATAGACCTTGCCAGTGAATGCCGTATGCCTATGACCAAGTTATTTGGCCTATCAGCAAGCGGATTTAATAGCGGCGAAGACGATATAGAAAACTATAACGCTATGATCGAATCCGAAATACGCTCAAAAATTCGTCAGGGCCTTATGGTTATGCTTAAACTATGTTGCCAAAAGCTATACGGATTTGTGCCAGAACATTTAGATTTTAGCTTTAAGCCATTGCGTATCATGTCAGAAAAAGACGAAAGCCAGCTAAAGACCGAACAACTTGGGCGCGTGCTGGAAGCATACCGCAGCGGTGTCATGTCAGTCGACGCAGCGGTTGCGCAGCTTAACACTGGCAAGGTTTTCCCGGTCGATCTTAAAGAAACCGAGACAATGGACCTAGACGAAATGGCAGACACAGGGGCACTACCAAAGTCGATTGAAGTATGAAAAAGCAATTAAAGCCAATAGAGCCTAAAGATTCGTGGAGCATACCGTTGCGCAAAATACTAGCGCAGGTAATTTACGAGGTCCTATATGCGCCGCTCAAATCAGACTTTAAGAACGAAACCAAGATAACGAAGAATGCCAAAGAAGGCAGCAAGCTAGTCGACGCCCTTAACAAAGGCGAAATTAGTTACCAAAACAATCTATTTCGTGCGGTCAAGTGGCGTGCCGAGTTGGTCCGTGAAATGAAAAAGCTAGGCGCCAAGTGGTACAAGTCCGAAGCCGCTTACATGATTGCTAAGCCACAACTGCCGCCCGAAGTACAAGAGGCCATTAGAATTAATAGCCTTGTTAATAGCCAAATCTTTAAAAAGTTTATGATTAAAATCGCTGAAATGCCCAAGGTAATGGCCGAAAAGGTTAAGGTTACAAACTGGGACACCTACGCCGAACAGACCGCACAAAAGACCTCAAAGAAATATAAAGAAACCGTCATAGTGCCCATTGGCGTGCAACCTAAGCTAACGCCTGAGCAAAGGATTTACATAGACGAAGACTACATAGAAAGCGTTACCAAGCCTATTAGGCAGACGTTAAACAAAGGTTACAGCGACAGCATTGAAGAAAGCCTAAAGTATTTCAGCCAAGAGGAAACTGAGCGCCTCAGGGAAATGGTCGAGCAACACGTCTACGGCGGACGACCCCGTAAAGAGCTAATCGAAAAAATTGATGGACGCCTACACGTCGGCTACAATAGAGCTAAGTTTATAGCCAGACAAGAGACTTCGCTTTATACGGCCAAGCTAAAAGAAAGCCAGTACAAGGCAAGCGGGATAGACAAATACCGATGGATGACCGTCGGCGACGGAGCTGTAAGGCATGACCACCGTATGCACAATCGTAAGATATTTAATTGGGATGACCCGCCGATTGTGGATCAAACAACCGGTCGCCGTGCCCATCCCGGTGAGGACTTTAACTGCCGATGTACGGCGTCGCCAATAGTGGAGTTTTAAAAATGTTGGATTTAACGAAGAACAGGTATTCGAGTCAGTGGTGCGCCAGTAATGCAAGAGTTAGTTTGATTGATTTACATAAAGCATATCAAAAATATGCCGACGGTCTTAAATCAATTGATACCGATACAATGGAAGGCGCGCAGAAAATGGATAGATTGGTCGAGGCGTATAATTCCATTTATGAGCAACTTTCTCCCATGGAAAGAAAAGGCGAATTAAAATTAAAAGGCGGCTTTGTAGACGGTTTAAAAAAACGAATGGCAAAACAAAAATAAAAAGGGTTTAAAATGTCAACAATTCTAGACCTAACTAAGAACAGGTATTCGAGTCAGTGGATTGCAAATAATAGCGTTTCCCCCAGTGTTTATATCGATGTTAAAAGTTTTTATGGGGACATGGATACAGTAAGACTTTCGGATTCTTATGATTTAATTGTTGGTTATTTGTTTGATGATAAGCAAGAGGCGGAACAGCAAAGACAGCGCGCCCTTCGAGAATTAGATTCAATTTTAAAAAAAGAAAAAGACAAAGCAAAAAAAGACCCAGACGTTTTAGCAAAGCTGGCTAGAGATTATGAAAAAACCAAAGAGTCAATAAAATCGGCAAGAGTTTTAGAAAAAAAGGGTTAAACAATGCTAGACCTAACAAAGAACAGGTATTCAAGCCAGTGGCGAAAAGATAATGATTTAATGCCTTTTATTTTAGAAAAAGCATACGAATTAGGAAAAGAAGAACAACAACTAGCATTAAAAGAAAAAAGAAAAGCTAGAATGATATTACACCACAAAAAAGCCGCTGATTTGTGGGCAGCCGCAGACCCTTTTAGAGAAAGAGACAAAATAAAAGACAGTTATAATAAAGGCATTTCAGACATGAAAGACATTCAAAAATGGTCGGGGGCAAAATAAAATGTCAACAATGCTAGACCTAACTAAGAACAGGTATTCGAGTCAATGGCGGGCGGAAAATGCTAAAGATTCTGACACCCGTTTAGATGTTGAGGTTCACGCTTATGAGCATGGGCGATTTATTGGCAAATTATCGGTAGACCAATTTATGAGAGAAGTAAAATCAAGCCG